TTTATTTGAATAATATTAAAAAATTAATTTTAAATACTACTACTACTAAAAAACGTAAAATAACAAATATTAAATATAAATCTAATAAATATCAAAAAAATGATAAATTAACATCTAATAAAGAAGAAGATGAAGATGAAGAAGATGATGAAGAAGATGATGAAGAAGATGATGAAGAAGATGATGAAGAAGATGAAGTGGAAGATGAAGAAGAAGAAGAAGAAGATGAAGAAGAAGAAGATGATGAAGAGGATGAAGAGGATGAAGAAGATGAAGATGAAAACGAACATTATGAAAAAAATTTATTTAATAATAAAAATGTTAAAAATAAAATGGATTTAAAATCCCCTGAAAATATTGAATTTATGGAAGAATTAAAAAAAGTATCTGTTAATGATAGCAATAATCATATTTGTAATTATTTTTCAGAAATGAAAAAAGATAATCAAACAAGTACATTAAAAAAATTAAAAATAATAAATAATTATCATACACATAATGAACCATTGTTATTTCGTTTAATTTCAACTGATATTTCTTTATCACAAAAAAGTTATATATTAAAAAAATATATAACCTTAATTACAAGTAAAACTGAATCTAATAAATTAAAAACGTGGATTGATGCAGTATCTACTTTACCATTTGGTAAATATATTGGAACTAATTTAAAAAAAATAAAATATAATCAAATTAAATTTTTTTTAGATAATCTACAAAAAACAATGGATACAGCTGTATGGGGTCATAATGAAGCTAAACGGCATATTATTCAAATTATGGCACAACATTTTAGAAATCCAAATTCAAAAGGAAATAATATAGGAATATGGGGACCGCCAGGAAATGGAAAAACAACATTAATTAAAGATGGTATAGCAAAAGCTATGGGTAAGCCATTTGTTTTTATTTCATTAGGTGGGGCATCTGATTCATCATTTTTAGAAGGTCATTCTTATACTTATGAGGGTTCAATATGCGGTAGAATAGCTCAAGGATTAATTAATGCTAAATGTATGGATCCTATTATTTATTTTGATGAATTAGATAAAATATCAAAAACAACAAAAGGGGATGAAATAACTAATTTATTAGTACATTTAACTGATCCAGTTCAGAATAGTTATTTTAGAGATAAATATTTTCACGGTATTGAATTAAATCTTTCAAGAGTAACCTTTATTTTTTCATATAATGATCCTAGTTTAGTAGATCATGTATTAATGGATAGAATTACTCAAGTTGAAACAAAATATTTATTATTAAATCAAAAAATTCATATAGTTCAAAATTATTTAATTCCTAATATTTTAAAAGGAATGGGTTTTAAAAACGAAGATATTAAATTATCAGATGATATTATAACATTTCTTATTGATAAATATACAAATGAAGGCGGGGTACGTAAATTAAAAGAACTAATACAAAGTATTATAAGAGAAGTAAATATTGCAAATTTAACAAAAACAAAAATAGGCGATAATAATATTATATTTCCATATAAACTTACACAACAAAATATTAATATAATATTAAAAAATAAAAATGAAATTCAAGTAGAAAATATTAATAATGTTGCTAAATGTGGTGTAATTAATGGTATGTATGCAACAACTAATGGAGTAGGTGGTATTTTACCAATAGAAATTTTATGGATGCCATCATTAATACCATTTGAAATTAAAGCTACTGGTAATTTACAACACGTAATAAAAGAAAGTACCCAAGTAGCATCTACATTAGCATTTAATCATATTGATAAAGAACTCCAAGAAGAATATTTACAACAATGGAAAACAAAACCAAAAGGATTACATATTCATTGTCCTGATGGTTCAGTGCCTAAAGATGGACCTAGTGCCGGTACAGCTTTAACTGTGGCTATTTATTCTATTTTAACTAATAAAAAAATTAAAAATGATATTGCAATTACTGGTGAAATTAATTTACAAGGTAAAGTAACAGCAATTGGAGGGTTAGAAAACAAATTGGAGGGAGCTAAACGTGCGGGTATTAAATTAGCATTATACCCCAAAGAAAATCAAAAAGATATTAATAAAATTAGAGAATTAAATCCATTATTATTTAGTAATGGACAACTACAAGTTCAAGCCATTGAAACTATAGAAGAAGCTATTAATTATGCAATTGTGTAATTAATAAACATATATATTAATCAGTTAACTATAATAATAATTAACTAATTAATTTTAAATTACATTAAATAAAATCAATAAACCTAGACAAATAATAATAAATAAGTTAAGGGAATTTATTATTATTTAAAAAATAAGTAGTGTTAATAATTAGATATGGAATACAAAAAAGAAATATTAGTTAAAGATTATTTTGAAATTCATACATTTTATTCTGAAATATATGGATATAACAGAACTATTATTGTAATGCAGGTGGGTTCTTTTCATGAATGTTATTCAACTGATACTGAAGGAATAGATCTAGTTAAATTAGCAAGTGATTTAGATATTGTATGTACTAGAAAAAATGGCAAGGAACCTGTTTCTAAAAGTAATCCTCGTATGGTAGGGTTTCCAGTATATACAACTGATAATTTTATTGAAAAACTTTGTAACTTAAATTTTACAATTATTAAAATAGATCAAACATCAGACCCCCCAAAACCCAAAAGAAATATTGTAGGTATTTATTCACCGGCAACATTTTTAGAAAAAATTAATTCAGTATCAAAATTTATAGTGTCAATTGTTATTGATACAATAAAAAATAATAATTTATGCATAGGAATATCATCTTATGATTTATCAACTGGTTATGGTTCTTTTTATGAAACCTATTCAAAAACAAACGACCAAATGTTAGCTCTAGATGATGCGAATAGATATTTAGAAACTTGTCCACCCAAAGAATTAATCCTTTACACAACATTAACTGAAAATGATAAAATAAATAATATGAATATAAAAGATATATTAAATTATTTAAATTTAGAAGATAAGATTATATATAATTACAATAATTTTAAAAACAATGAAAAAATAGCAATGCAAAAAAATATATTTGAAAAAGTTTTTATAAATCAACCAAATATATTTGAAATATTAAATTTACATTTATATAATTGGGCTAGATTTTCATTAACTAATTTATTTGATTACGTTCAACATCATCAAATTAATTTAATTAATAAATTAAAATTACCAAATGAATTTAATAATAATAAGTATTTATATTTAGGAAATCATTGTTTGGACCAACTTAATATTTTCAATAAAAATGTTAATGATAAAAGTTTATTTCAAATAATTAATTATACAAAAACAATTTTAGGAAAAAGATTTTTAAATGATGCATTATCAAAACCATTAATAGATCATAATTTATTAAATGAAAGATATGAATTAATTAATACTATTTTAAATAATAAATATTATAGTAAATTAACTGATTTATTGGAAGATATATCGGATATAGATAAAATATTTAGACGTTTAGAATTAGGAACAATATATCCATCTGAATTATATTTATTATATTTATCTTTTTACCAAATTGATAAAATAGTAAAATATTGTAATGAAAATAATATTTTTAATATTGATAATAAATTTGATGTAAATATTATATTAAATTATTTAAATAACACATTTGATTTAGATTTAATTAGTTCATTAAATTTTAATAATTTTACTGAATATGATAAGAATATATTTAAAAAATATAAATACACTGAATTAGATAATTTATTAGATGAAATAAATTCATCAATATGTTTTTTAGATAATTTAGTAAATGAATTATCACAACACGTTAATGATAAAAAATCATTTATTAAAAAAGAAAATAAAGAAAATAATGACTTGAATACTATGATAACATTAAAATTTAATGAACGGGAAGGTCATTATTTATATATTACAAATAGAAGATGTGATATATTAAAAAAAAATTTAGAAAAAATTAAAACCATACAAGTTGGAAAACATATATTACAAATTAATGATTTTGAATTTGTTGAACTTCCCAAGAGTTCATATACTAAAATTAATTGTTTTAAAATTAAAGAAATATCAAATGAGTTAGTTATTCAAAAATCAAAACTTGCAAAAATGATAAAAGATAAATTTAAATTAGAAATGTTATATATTTTAGAAAATTTTAGTGATATATTTACATATTGGGGTAAAAAAATAGCCTATATAGATTTTATTAATTCTGGTGTATTAGCATCTATTAATAATCACTATTCAAAACCGATTATTGATATTTTAGATAATAAATCTTATTTTATAGGTAATAATCTAAGACATCCTATTATAGAATGTATTACTAATAATTATGAATATAAACCTCATAGTTTAGGATTAGGTGGACCCAATAAATTATGTGGTATTTTATTATATGGTATTAATAGTTCTGGTAAATCAACATTAATGAAATCTATAGGATTAAATATAATATTAGCTCAAATTGGTTATTTTGTGGCTGCCGAAGAATTTACATTTACACCATATCATTCATTATTTACTAGAATTAATTCCAATGATAATATTTATAAAGGGTTAAGTTCATTTATGGTTGAAATGATTGAATTAACATCTATTTTAAAAAGAAATAATTCAAATACATTAGTTTTAGCGGATGAAATAGCATCCACAACTGAAATGAAATCTGCTAATATTATTGTTTCATATATGTTAAAAACTTTATCTGAATCTAATACAACATTTATAACTGCTACCCATTTACACGAAATAAATAATTTATCAATAGTTAAGAAATTAACTAATGTTAAATCAATGCATTTAAAAATAAATTACGACCAAATTAACGATAAATTAATTTATGATCGTGAATTGTCAGAAGGTCAAGGTGAATCATTTTATGGATTACAAGTAGCTAAATATTTAATGAAAGATAATAATTTTAATGATATAACAAATGATATATTAATTGAATATGATAATCTTAATATTAAACAAAGTAAATATAATTCAGATAATTATTTAATTGAATGTAAAATTTGTAAATCAAAAGAAAATTTAGAATCTCATCATATAAAATTTCAAAAAGAATTTAATGAATATGAAATTAATACTAAAAAAAATAATTTACATTATCAAAAAGATGCAAATTATAATTTAATCACTTTATGTAGAATATGTCATGATGATGTTGATAGAAATAAAATAATAATAAATTGTTGGAAAGAAACATCAAACGGGCGGGAATTAGATTATTATATAAATGATACTATAATAAAAAAACATTGTAAATATTCAGATGAATTAATAAATTATATAAAATTATTAAAAAATGAAACATCATGTCCTAAATTTGCTAGAATTAAAATAAAAGAAAATTATAATAAAAAAGTTTCAACAATAACTATTAAAAAATTATGGGATTAATTACTATTTTCTAACTATTCATTGAATTTATCAGGAAATACCCACCAAAACCTACTAATAGTATACAACATAGAATACAACATACCCACATAAGAGTAGAACTTGAAAAAAAAGTATCAGGTACTAGTGTAGTTTTGGATTCGGTGGATGCCTTTCCTACAGCACTAGCTACTGCATTATTGGTATTTGCAGTAGTATTAGCAACACTTGCAATATTATTATTGGTTAATGATTGTTGTAATTTAGTTAAATTAGTATTACTTAAAATACATGTTATTACTGTTTTTAATGAAGCGGTTTGTTGTATGTTCAATTTTAAATCACTTCCCGATTGACTAATTGATTTAGTACTTATTAGATTACCAATACTAGCAGTATAATTACATGTTGCAGCGTTAGTATTTTTAATATTTGTTACAATATTGGTTATTATAGTATTTTTAATATTATTTTCATTAGTGGTAATATTACTTATATTAATATTAACGGCATTTAAAACTTTTGATATATTTTTAGAATTAGAACCGGTTAAACCACCTATTATACTTGGTAATGTACTTGCAATTTGACTTAATACTCCAGTTAATCCACCTTGTTTTTCTTGTAAATTTTGTATTTGGGCTAAAGCAGTTACTGATTCCTGAATGGATGTATTATTACTCAAAGCATTACTAACATCTGTACCCGATTGGTTTGCGAGTGATGTCATTTGTGCCGGATCATTCAATAAATTTAAACATGCATTATAAGTAACCTCTTCATTACAGTTTTGACCAAAATCTATAGTATTATTGGTACCTGTTTGTGTTATACTATCCGCAATTAAAGCATTAGAACAAGCTTGAGAAAGATTAACACTGGATGTATTATTATTAATAATATTAGTAGTTGTATTAGTAATTGTCTCATTAATTATATTAGTAATATTTGTTGTTTCATTTTTTACTATTGTATTCATCATAGTTTGTATGTCTGATGAAGTATATGATTTTTTTGATACACCCTGACCCATTATATTATATATTATATATTATAAAAACTATATAATTAATATAATAAAAAAACTATATATATATATATAATGGGAAATACATTAGCCACAAATTCAGGTATGGGTTCAGATCCATTAAGTCAATGGATTACAAATTGGGCTGTAAATAATTATGTAATTAATACGACAGACACAAATAATACAAAATTATATAATAATACATTAAAAAAAAGAGCTTGTTGTACAAATCAAACATCAGTACCAATACCCATAGCCGGTTATAATAAATCAACTAATACAATTGATGCATATACTATAAATATTCCTATTTTTAATAATAAAAGTGATATTACAGATACCAACTGTACTTTTACTGATAGCAATGGTTCATATAAATTTACAAATATAGATGCTGGTGGTAATGTTATAAGTGGAAATAATTCGTGTAAAACTTTTTATAATCAATTTGCGAATGATGTATTGATAACAAGACAACAATATAAAAATGATGGTTCATGGTCTAATATTTATGGACCATTACCTGATACATCAACAATTATAGGAAAAACAAATCCATTTATTGATTGTAACTGCACAAATAGTGTCTTTAATATATGTAGTTCAGGCTCAACAAATACAACATTGAGCCCAACAATTTGTGTAAATTCAAATGGTAATCCTGTATCATTTTCTGGTGGTAGTACGGCTAATCAAACACCAAATCCTTTACAACTAGCCCAAAATTTAGATACACGATGTAGTACACAATTAGGAAATACATTTAATCCAACAGTAAATATAGCTTCTCAATTATGTTTTAATTTGCTTTCTGTAGGTACAGCAAACCAAATTGGATCTAATAATCAACTTAAGCCAACACAAGCATGTAATCAACAATCAATAACCAATACAACAACCGATACAACAACAATCAGTAGCCAACCAGAAACAGCAAACAATACACAAGAAATAGCAAACAATACAACCACAAACA